CCAGGCGTTCGGCATCTCCGAGGGTGAGGCCGGCAACGGCTCGGCCCTCGATGACCTGCTGATGCGCGTGCTCAACGAGCGGAGGTGACGGCATGGACTTCGACAAGGCCTTCGAGCAGCTGATCGGCCACGAGGGTGGCTACGTCAACGACAAGCGCGACCCGGGCGGCGAGACGAAGTTCGGCATCTCGAAGCGCAGCTACCCGGCCGAGGACATCGCCGGGATGACGCTCGAGCGCGCGAAGGAGCTGTACCTGCGCGACTTCTGGGGGCCCGCTGGGTGCGGCGCCGTGCCCGACGGGGTCCGCTTCGACCTGTTCGATACGGCCGTCAATTCCGGCGTGAAGACGGCCATCAAGCTGCTGCAGCGCGCGGTCGGGGAGGTGGACGACGGCATCCTGGGTGCGCGCACCTTGCAGGCCGTGAACAGCATGCCGGCGCCGCGGATCGTCGCCAGGTTCAACGGCGTCCGCCTCGCCATGATGGCGGACCTGCCGACCTGGCCGGCCTTTGGTCGCGGATGGGCGCGCCGCATCGCGTCGAACCTGAGGGCCGCGTGACCGCCGCCCGACGTGGCGCGCTCGCATGACCGACGATGAGCGGCTGGAGGCGCTCAGGAAGCTTTCCAATGAGCTGGAGGTGTACAGCGCCCACTGCCTGAAGATTAAGGACAAGTCCTCGGTCATCCGGCCCTTCATCTGGAACAAGGCGCAGCGCTTCATCCACGAGCGGCTGGAGGCCCAGCTCGCCTCGGCTGGAATGGTCCGCGCGCTGATCCTCAAGAGCCGGCAGCAGGGGTCGTCGACCTACGTCGGCGCGCGCTTCTATCACAAGGCCTCGATGCGCGGCAAGAACGCCTTCATCGTGGCCCACGAGGACAAGGCGACGTCGAACCTGTACAGCATGGTTCGGCGCTTCCACGACAACAACCCGATCGCGCCGTCCACGGGCGCGACGAACGCCAAAGAGCTGATCTTCGACAAGCTCGATGGTGGGTACAAGCTGGCCACGGCCGGCACCAAGGACGTCGGCCGCTCGAACACCGCGCAGCTGCTGCACGGCTGCCTGGGCGCCGGCGCCGGCGTGCTGATGGCCGACGGCACGCGCAAGACCATCGAGACGCTGGAGCCTGGCGACAGGGTTCGCACGCGCCGCGGCTTCGAAGCGCCGGTGCGCGGTATCAGCTGGCACACCGATCTCACGCGCGAAGTCCGCGTCGCCATGAATGGCGAGGTGCTGCGTGCGACCGACGGCCACAAGTTCTGGACGCGCGCCGGTATGCGCCGCCTGGACGAGCTGCAGGTTGGTGACGAGCTCGGGTTCCCGGTGCGCGAGATCACGGGCGAGATCGGCGACGTCGAGTTCGCCATCGAGCGATCGTGTCGCGAGCAAGGCGGTGGACGCGAGATGCTCGATGTGCCGCAGCGGATCGCGCTGACCTACGAGGTTGGGCGGATGCTGGGGTTGTATCTGGCCGAGGGCCATGTGGCGCTGCAGTCGAAAGCGCCACACAACCCTGCCAGCGTGGTGTTCGCGTGCCACGAGCGCGAGCTGACACGCAACACCGCCTGGGTGCATTGCGTCGGCGGCTTCTCGTCGATCAGCGAGCGCGGCAACAAGGGCAGCCTGACGCGCATGACAACCGTCTATGGCAGGCAGTTCGCATCGTTCGTCCTGCGCATGTGTGGTCGCAACGGCGACAAGCATTTGCCGCACGAGTGGTGGCGCATGCCGCACGAGTTCGTGCGAGGAATGCTGATCGGCTACCTGGCCGGGGATGGCCACAGCAGCGTCCGGCCGGGCGACCGCAGGATCAGCGCGCCGAGCGTCGTGCCCGCCGTTGCCTACGGAATGCGCGACGTGGTTGCTGCACTGGGCCTTGGGTTCCCTGCGATTGCGCATCGGCCCGGCGCTGTGCGCAACGGCCGCAAGGAGCAGGCCCAGTGGACGCTGCGCATCACTGGCGCCGGCGTGGACGAGCTGGTGGCTGCGCTGGGTTGGTCGATGCCGCCTCGGCAGCGCGCTGGGCGCAGCGGGGTGCGCATCGAGAACGGCTGCGCCTGGCTGCCCATCGAGTCAATCGGCGAGTACGTTGAGGAGACGGTTTGGGACATCGAGGTCGACCACCCGGACCACGACTACTGTCTGACGCAGTGCGCGACGAGCAACAGTGAATTCGGCTTCTGGGCCAACGCCCAGGACCACCTGGCCGGCATCGGCAACACCATCGGCGATGTCGAGGGCACCGAGATCATCCTTGAGTCCACTGGCAACGGCCTTGGCAATGCGTTTCACCTGCTGTGGCAGGACGCCGAGCGCGGGTTCGATGAGGACGGCAACCCGTTCCCCTACATCGCCATCTTCGTGCCCTGGTTCTGGCAGGAGGAGTACGCGGCGCCGCCGAGCGAGAACCTGAAGCTGTCCAAGGAGGACATCAAGTACCAGCTGGCCTACGGCCTGACGCTGCCGCAGATGCAGTGGCGCGCGAACAAGATCGCCACCTACGGCAAGGGCTTCGCGTGGCTGTTCGACCAGGAGTACCCGGCCACCGCGGCGCTGGCATTCCAGAGCGCCACGCTGAACCCGCTGATCTCGCCGAACGCCGTGGCGACGGCCGTGAACAGCGGCTACCACAACCTGCAGGGCCCGCTGGTCATCGGGTGCGACCCTGCTGGCGATGGCGCGGCGTCGAAGGACCGCACGGCCATTGCGTTCCGCCGCGGCCGCGTGTGCTTCCGCATCGAGTACCACAGCAAGCTGAACACCATGCAGGTGGCCGGCAAGCTGGCCGAGTACTGGCGCGACATGCAGCCGGACGCGATGTTCGTCGACAAGACCGGCATCGGCGCCGGCGTGGTGGACCGGCTCAACGAGCTGAACATTCCGGCCATCGGGGTGAACAACGGCGAGTCGGCCAGGCAGCACGACATCTACGAGAACCGCGGCGCGGAGGTGTGGTGGGCCATGCAGGAGTGGTTCGACGACGAGCCTGCGCGCATCCCGAACGACCCGGCCCTCATCAGCGATCTGCTGGCCAGGCAGCCAGGGGAGAACACCAGCCGCGGCCTGAAGCAGCTGGAGAGCAAGCGCGAGCTGAAGAAGCGCGGCATCCGCAGCCCTGATGGTGGCGATGCGCTGGCGCTGACCTTTGCCGAGCCTGTGGCGTATCGCGCCGGCTCTTCCACGTACGCCGGCTCGACTGGCGGCGGCTACTCGGCGGCGAGCGACGCCGGCTACTGAAAGGCAACCATGACCGACAAGAACGGCAAGACCGACAAGACCGACAAGCCGCCGACCTTCGAGGAGGTGTGGATGGAGGGTGAGACCTCCGATCCCGTGGCGCCGCTGGTTGATGCCACGAGGAAGGCCCGTGAGGCCGCCGGCGCCGACTTCGCGGAGTTCGCCAGGGTGAGCAGCGAGATCGAGAAGGAAGGCGCGAAGAAGTGAGCACCGAAGTCGCCGAGTACGCCAGCGTCGCCAAGCGCGTGCTGGAGGACAAGGATGCGCCTGGCCAGACTCTCGACGAGCTCGGTGGCGTCCTGGTCGGCGAGTTCAAGCAGGCTGTCGAGGCGCGTCGAGAAACCGAGCTGCGCTGGCTGAAGGACCTGCGCCAGTACCGCGGCCAGTACGACCCCGATGTGGCGGCCAAGATTGCGCCCAACCGCTCGCGCGCCTTCTTGCGCAAGACGCGCGTCAAGGTCAAGACGGTCGACAGCCGTGTCGCGGACATGCTGTTCCCGGCTGGCATCGAGAAGAACTGGGGCGTGGAGCCGACGCCGAAGCCGCTGCTGAGCCAGGACCAGAAGATCGAGATTCGTCAGCTGCTCGCGGCGTCCGCCCAGGGCGCAACGATCACGCGCGAGATGTTCGACAAGGCCGTGCTCGACTGGGCGAAGAAGCGCGCGGCGCGCATGTCGACGACGATCGAGGACCAGCTGTCCGAGGTCAACTACAAGCGTGAGTGCCGCCTCGCGATCCACTCCGGCAACCTGTACGGCACCGGAGTGCTGAAGGGCCCGCTGCTCGAGCGCAAGGTTCGCACGCGCTTCATCAAGCAGGGCAACAGGTGGGTCCCGCAGAGCGAGACCTACGTTGTCCCGTTCGTGGAGTACGTGCCGCTGTGGCGCTTCTACCCGGACATGACGTCGACCGACATCAGGCACTGCCGCTACGTCTACGAGCGGCACATGATGACCAAGTCGGGGATGGGTGATCTCGCGCAGCGCAAGTCATTCCGTCGCCAGGTGATCGTCGACTACATCGTGGCGAACCCGCATGGCCGGGCCGAGCTCGAGCATGCGGAGACCGAGCTGCGCTCCATCGGCGAGCGCGGCGCCATTGCCGGAGATCCTGGGGGCAAGTACGAGGTGCTGGAGCGCTGGGGCTACCTGGACGGCCAGCAGCTTCGCGATGCCGGCCTCGATGTTCCCGAGGAGAGGTTGCACGAGAGCTTCTTCTCCAACGTCTGGCTGCTGCCCGACGGCAAGATCATCAAGGCCGTGCTGCAGCCGATCAACGGCGTGACGTGGCCCTACCACCTGTACTACTTCGACAAGGACGAGAGCTCGATCTTCGGCGAAGGCTTGGCCGCTGTGATGCGCGACGACCAGGCCATGATGAACGCGGCCACGCGTCTCATGATCGACAACGCCGCCATCTCCGCCGGCGCGCAGGTCGAGGTCAACCCGCACCTGCTGAGCAGCCACGAGCAGCTCAACGAGATCAACCCGTGGAAGATCTGGCTGCGCAACAGCACGTCGCCTGGCTCGAAGGCCGTGCACGTTCACGAGATCCCGTCGCGCACCAGCGAGCTGTCGGGGATGGTAGGCATGTTCGAGAACAACGCCGACGAGGTGTCCGCGGTTCCACGCTACAT